ATGCTGCAGCTTTTTCTGCTTCAGGTGCTGTAACTTCTTTTAATACTAGAACAGGCGCAGTAACTCTTAACGCTTCAGATGTCAACACAGCTTTAGGTTCTGACGCAGTACTTGATTCTGATATAGGCAGTAGTGTACAAGCTTATACTTCTGTTCTTGCAGGTACTACTGCATCTTATACTACTGCTGAAGAAACTAAGTTATCAGGTATTGAGACAGGTGCTACAGCAGATCAAACAGGTGCAGAGATTAAAACTGCTTATGAAGCAGAAACTAATGCTTTTACTGATGCTCAGTTTACTAAGTTATCAGGTATTGAGACAGGTGCAACAGCAGATCAAACAGGTGCAGAGATTAAGACTGCTTATGAAGCAGAAACTAACGCATTTACTGATGCTCAGTTTACTAAGTTAGCGGGCATAGAGACTGCTGCAACAGCAGATCAAACTGCTGGTGAGATTAAGACTGCTTACGAAAGCAATGCAGACACTAACGCATTCACTGACGCTCAAGTCACTAAACTATCAGGTATTGAGGCATCTGCTACTGCAGATCAAACAGCAGGTGAAATTAAAACAGCATACGAAAGCAATGCAGACACTAACGCATTTACTGACGCAGAACAAACAAAACTATCTGGTATAGAGACTGCTGCTGATGTAACAGACGTAGATAACGTAACTGCTGCTGGTGCGTTAATGGATAGTGAAGTTACTAACCTGGCACAGGTTAAAGCATTTGATTCAGCAGACTACGCTACTGCTGCTCAAGGCACACTGGCTACCAATGCGTTACCTTCTTCTGCTCTTGGTGTAACTGTTCAGGCATACGATGCCGACTTAACAGCACTCGGAGGGTTAGCAAAAACTAATAGTAACTTTATTGTTGGTAACGGCACAACATGGGTTGCAGAATCTGGGGCTACGTTAAGAACTTCTGCTGGACTTGGAACAACCAATGATGTTCAATTTGATTCTTTTGGAGTAGGTACAGCAGCGTCAGGTGTAACTGGTGAGATACGAGCAACTAACAACGTCACTGCTTACTATTCATCAGATGCTAGGTTAAAAGAAAACATAACTAATATTGGTAATGCAGTAGATATAGTAAAACAATTAAACGGTGTTCGCTACGATTGGACAGCTTCTTATATTGAGTCTAAAGGCGGTGAAGACGGTATGTTTGTACGCAAACAGGATATTGGTGTTATTGCACAAGAAGTTGAAAAAGTATTTCCTGAAATTGTAGCTGAGAACTCCGAAGGATATAAAGCTGTCAGGTATGAGCGTCTTGTGCCTGTGCTAATTGAAGCTGTAAAAGAATTAAGCAGAGAAATTGAGAGGCTTAAAGGAGATAAATAATGGCATTACCAGCTTCAGGTGCAATATCTCTTAATCAAGTAAATGTTGAGTTAGGTAACGCTGGCACAGCTAGTATCAATATGGGTAGTGCAGCAGTTAGAGGTTTATTTGGTGTAGCTAGTGGTGCTATTCGTCTATCTGATGGGTATGGTAAGTCTGCCTTTATGGTTGCTACTGGTGGCACAATAACAACTGATGGTGACTATAAGGTACATACATTCACAGGTAGTGGTACATTCACTGTTACTGCTTTAGGTACTATAGGCACTGTTGATATAGTAACTATAGCTGGTGGTGGAGCTGGTGGTGGAGCTGGTGGAGCTGTTGGTGGTGGTGGTGGAGCTGGAGGTTTCTTAACAGGGACAACATCCCTTACTACTACCAGCTATGCCGTTACGGTTGGCGCAGGAGGTGCTGGGTCAACAACTGCTCTGGGAGCTTCAGGTTCTAATTCTAATTTTGGAGCATTAACGACATCTATTGGTGGCGGTGGTGGTGGCGCAACCTCAGGAACAAGCGGTGCAAATGGTGGTTCAGGTGGTGGATGTGGATATTCAGGTGGTTCGCCAGGTACTGGAACTTTAGGTCAAGGTAATGATGGTGCTGCAGGTAGCGGGGCTTACTGGGGAACTGGTGGCGGTGGTGGTGGAGCTGGTTCTGCTGGTTTTGCTGGAGGTGCTACTGTTGCCGGTAATGGAGGAACAGGAACTGCATCAAGTATTACTGGTTCATCTTTATTTTATGCAGGTGGTGGTGGTGGTGGAATTGGCTATTCTCAATCAACATTTGGATTAGGCGGTTCATCTGTCGGAGGTAATGGTGGTGGTAGTGTTGCAGCAACATCAGGAGTTACAAATAGAGGCGGTGGCGGTGGTGGAGCTGAAACAGCACACACTACAAGTGGCTCTGGTGGCTCTGGTGTGGTAATAGTTAGATACCAATTCCAATAGGATATAACATGGCACACTTTGCACACATAGAAAATAACATAGTGACTCAAGTAATCGTTGTAGATAACAGCGACATTCTTGATGAACAAGGAAACGAATCAGAAGCTGTAGGAACTCAATTCTGTACTGACCTCTTAGGTGGTACTTGGGTTCAGACTTCATATAACGGTAACATTAGAAAGAATTACGCAGGTATTAATTATACTTACGACACAACACGGGATGCGTTTATTCCACCACAACCTTATCCAAGTTGGACATTGAATGATGAAACCTGTCTTTGGGATTGTCCTGTTGCCTACCCCGATGATGGTAAAAACTATTCTTGGAATGAGTCAGAGCAATCATGGGACGCTTTTATTACAGGAGTACAAGATCAACGGTGGGCAGATGAGTGAAAAACTTTGATCTAGCTACGTTACTTGCTGGAATCATACCAGTAATGCTTGCTGCGATGTGGTGGGTTATTAGTAACGTCAATGATCTAAGAGGTGAGATACAACTGTTGCAAGCTAACATGATGATGTTAGTGGACCCACAAGGTCAAATCATTCCTAGTCCTGGTAATGCTTTTGCTAGACAGGAACTCAAAGAAGAGATGCTAGAACAGTTTCATGATTTAAAGGTTAGAGTTAAATTGTTAGAGGTATACAATGGCAAAGGACAGTAGACTAGAAAGAGCAGGTGTATCAGGGTTTAACAAACCTAAGCGTACACCAAACCATCCTACTAAGTCACACGTTGTTGTGGCTAAAGAAGGTGACAAGGTTAAGACTATAAGGTTTGGTCAGCAGGGAGTAACAGGAGATCGTCAATCAACTCCTAGACAAAAATCATTTAAAGCAAGACACGCTAAGAACATAGCTAAAGGTAAAATGTCAGCAGCCTATTGGGCAGATAAGGTGAAATGGTAATGCAAGATACTAATCAACAACTAGGTAGGCTAGAAGCCCAAGTAGAGTCCCTACAACGACAGATGGAAGAGTTGCGTATAGATGTTAAGCAGATGTCTGACGTAATAACTAAATGGAAAGGGGCAGGTGCTTTACTGCTTATCCTCGGAGCTAGTCTAGGTTGGTTAGTAGATGCTATCGTTAAAAGACTATAGAAAATACTTGACTTTATTGTCAATATGTGCTATAATAACCATACAAGGTTGTAGTTCACTAGGTTTAATTAAAGCAGCAATGCCTGGAAAGTCAGGTACTAATGTTAATGCTAATGCTCAGGTAGGTAAAGAGAACACACAGCAAGTAGTAGGTCAGCAAGACAACACCAAGATAGAAGGTGAGAATGTTAATGTTAGTCAGAAGGAAAATGACACCAGCATTAACACATCCAAAGTAGATAGCCTAGTGCAGAATAACACTAATGTACCTATGTGGTATTTATTGTTATTGGTATTAGGATGGTTACTACCTAGTCCACAAGAGATATGGGCAGGATTTGTCAACTCAATAGAAAGAATAATTCATGGCAAGAACAGTAAGCGTAGCAAAAACACTAGACTCAAGTAGTAGTCCTGCTGCTAATGTAAAGCAAGTATTATTTACTGTACCTGCTAAAAACACAGGACTATGGTTAGTTAAATATATTATTAGTTTAGATGGTAACGAAACACCAAAAGTTTATTGGTATGATTCTTCAGAGAATGAAGAGTATCTAATAGTTGCTGGTAAAAACTTAGGCGTTGGTGAAAGTATTTTACTAGATGGTCAGGCTTCTGTTGCAATGCAAGAGCATGACGAAATACGAATACAAAACTTAGGCACTACTCATGCAGTAACTTACTTATCAACAATAGAATTAGAACCAGCACAAGCAACACAATTTCATAACTAATAGGAGATAGATATGCCAAACTATGCAAACAAAATTAAAAAGTCTTTAAAAAAGAATACATTAACTAAAAAAGAACAAGAGATATTAAAGAAAAGACGTAAACCAAAAGTAGCTGTACCTAAAAAAAGTTATTTTAAAAAGACAATGAAGTAATGCCTAAGGCAAAGTCTAAGGTAAATCAGGCTGGTAATTATACTAAGCCTACAATGAGAAAGAGGTTATTCGAGCAGATTAAAACTGGTAGTAAAGGAGGTAATCCTGGTCAGTGGTCTGCTCGTAAAGCCCAGATGTTAGCAAAGCAATACAAAGCTAAGGGAGGAGGTTATAAGTAATGCCTCTGAAGAAGTCACAGAAAAGCCTAAAGAAGTGGACTAAGCAGGAATGGAAAACTTCTGATGGTTCTCCCAGTAAGGGTAAGAAAAGATATTTACCTAAAGCAGCTTGGGATAGTTTATCTCCTTCTGAGAAAGTAGCAACTAACAGAGCTAAAGCTAAAGGTAATAAAAAAGGTAAACAGTTTGTTAAGCAACCTAAAGCTATAGCAAAGAAAACCAAAAGGTTTAGATAATGAACTATTTAGATTTAGTTAATGATGTACTAATAAGACTTAGAGAAGATGAGGTAACTGCTACAACAGATACTCCATACTCTAAACTTATTGGTAAGTTTGTTAATGACGCTAAAAGAATAGTAGAAGATTCTTTTCAATGGAATGTATTAACAGAAACATTAACAGTAACTACTGCTGATGATTTGTTTAACTATGTTCTTACTGGTTCTGGTCAACGGTTTAGAGTATTAGATGTTGTTCATTCTGAAGATGATGTATTTTTACAGCCTGTTACATCTAGTGCAATGACTAACTATCTTTTAAACGCATCAGTGCATAAAGGCTCACCATACTATTATAACTTTAATGGTGTTAATAATGGAGACACACAAGTAGATTTGTATCCAGTACCTGATGGTGTTTACAACATTTACTTTAACATCTTTAAACCACAAAACGCATTAAGTGCTGGAGCAGATGAGTTGTTAGTCCCTGCAGAGCCAGTAATTAAATATGCTTATGCACAGGCTGTAGCAGAACGTGGTGAAGATGGTGGACTAGCAGCACAAGAAGCTACTGCATTAGCTGATATATCTTTAGCGGATCATATAGCTATGGCAGCACATCGACAAAATGATGAATACATCTGGCATCAAGTCTAATGGCTGGTAGATTACAATCATCGACAATATCAGCACCAGGTTTTCTTGGTGTTAATACACAAGAGAGTAGTGTTGATCTTGCATCAGGCTACGCATTAGAAGCATACAACTGTGTTATAGATAAGTTTGGTCGTATAGGTGCTAGACGAGGTTGGCAGAAAGTAAACAGTTCTACTAACTCTGATCTAGTAGCAAACGACATTGAGTTTATTTATAACATACCTGAGACAGATGTAACACTATGTGCTGGTAATAATTTAATACTGTCAAGAGCTAGTGGAGCTAGTACATTAGTTACTGAAGTAAGTACTACAGTAGCTGACCAGCCAGGAACAGGTACAACAGCATACACCATCACAGGAAATAACTGGATGGGTGCTAGTATTGTATTTGGTGAAGGACCGGATGTTAGTCCTCATGCTTACTTAGCACAAGCAGGTCATCTGCCTTTGGTCTATCACAAACTAGGAGCTAGTCATGCTCACACAGGTGCTTACGGTTTTAATTTACTTAGTGACGCTGGCTCAGTACCTACCACCTATGCTTCTGCTAGTGATTTTAAGCCTAATGTAGTTATAGGTGCTTATGGTAGAACATGGTGGGCTGATATTGCTAATGATAAACAAACAGTTTACTTTAGTGCGTTACTAGATGGTACTAACTTAGCTACAGGTGATTCAGGTTACTTGTCATTGATTGATGTGTTTCCTAATGGAGACGAGGTAGTAGGACTAGCAGCACACAATGGTTTCTTAATTATCTTTGGAAAAAGAAACATTGCAATATATGCTAACCCTATTGATGTTACACAATTAGAGTTAGTTGACTTAGTAGCTAACGTAGGCTGTATTGCTAGAGACAGTATTGTTAATACCGGTACGGATGTTATGTTCTTGTCTGACACTGGAGTAAGAAGTATTGCTCGTGTTATCCAAGAAAAATCAGCACCTATTAATGATATATCTTTTAATGTAAGAGACGATTTAGTAGCGTTTGTAAAAACACAAGGTACAAGCACAATTAAAATTAAAGCAGCTTACTATCCAGAAGATGCTTTTTATATATTAACTTTACCTACAGCTAAATATGTTTTTTGTTTTGATCTACGAGGTAGATTACAGAATGGCGCAGCAAGGGTTACTATCTGGGATAGTATGGAACCTACAGCACTACACGTTACTTATAC